GACCAAGGTTTAGACTGCATGATACCAGGGAGCACTCTTGCAGGATAACCAAAACACACTTTTTTGTACCATACTCTTAAAAACTCGGTGTTGGCTTTTAATATTGAAAACTTCCCGATACCACCTTTAACCTTTAATGCACGATATGTCGCCTCCATGACCTGGAGGAATTGCACATTTTCAGAGATGAAAGTACTATCATCACCTTTAATATAATCATCTGTGGGTGGAATACATTTTAATAGTCTACCTGAAATCATCTTGGTTAAATTAGAGACAAAGGAATTCCAGCCATTACCAATGATGGCAGTTATGAATAGACCACTCATTAGACCACCGATTACTGTAAGAATTATCAAGTCATATGAGATATCTTCTTCTTTATGAGCAGGTACAATCAATTCCGCATTATCCCATCCGATATCGATGGAATCAGCGATAGCATCAAATTCAATTACATTTGGGGCATTGTTTCGACCGTAGCTATAAGCAACACTATTGATCGTAGCAAGTTCAAAAGTTTCAGGTTGATGATCAAAAGCTGCATAGTCAAAAGGCATCGAATAGCTATTTCTAAGTTTTGTGAGCATTTCAATTTGACGGTCAGATTCTTGGTATATGGATTCAGCAGTGGTGACGCCAGGCCAGTGTTCATAGAAGCTACCACTGCAATAGTAAATGTATGACATTTTTAAATATGTTAGAAGATCTGAAGCAACTGCAATTCGAATTTTGCCAAGCTCAGGTTTATCGAATGCAATACTGATTTGTTTACTATTATTCAGACACAATTCATAAAGCTCTTCTGGTGTAAATAAATCTAACACCTGATTTTTTGATATTTTTGTTTTTGATTCATGCCCATCAATTGTTAAAGTCAATTTTCCTATTGAACTTGATCCTGAACGTTGCCACATACCACTATCAATAAATTCCAAGAAACTAATACATTTTAATACCAAAGGAGGTGTACTACCGAGCAATTCAAAAACAGCTTTTCGAAATAATATTTTATTACTTGACCAGAAATGATCAATTCCTGAATTTGCTAATTTTCTACTTTCATCTATCATTGAAAAACCAGGAAATGGGAGTTGCCTATACCCTGTCAAAGCTTTATTTTCTAACATAAATTGCCAGTTACTAATATTACAACCATAGAATTTAATTGTATCACTTATCTTTGACATTATATCAGACATATGTTCGATATCATCGGAAAAACAACCGATGGAATACCATCTGTTAAACCATATATCTCCAAAAGATATATAAGCTAGAAGTAGATTACATGTTGTTATGTAATCATAGTTGAAATTATTTATTTTATTTAAAACATTGTGATTTATTTCTTTACATTTTACAATGACATCAAAAATGTCATTATACCGAGC